AAAATGAAAGATCTTGCATATACGCTGTAAGAAAACTGTTTGAAAACGCTGATGACTTAGAATTTTTAAACAAAAGAGCGATTTTTGTCTACTTAAGAGAGATGAGTGGGCTAAATCCAAAGCAGCTCACAACTACCATATCTTCCCTTAAAAAGAAATATAACGAGCTAAGAAAGCTAGAAGAGTTCGATGCCTTCTTCTGATAATAACGACCCAAAAACCAAAGAAGAGCTTTGGCAAGAAATATATGGCAATGCGACGCAAGATCGTGAAAAGGCAAGTATGTTAATTACTAACCTCTGGAAAGAAATCACAGCAGACCCAGAAAAGCACGTACTTTACGGAACTACTGTAACAAAATATCTTGAGAGAATGTCTAAGTCAAATGATCAACTTGTAAAGCTAGCCGAGCTCATGTCAAAAAATGATGATCTTGATGATTCCCCTGTCGATCTAGATGATGTCTATGATAAAATTGAGATTACTGAGAAAGTTAAGATTAAAGCGGAGGGCGAATAGTGTTAAATGCTGCATTTGACAGAGTTGTTGTCCGAGAAGTCATCGATAATCCACAGCGATTTATTGATCTAAGCATTCAAGAACCCGATAGCTTTGAAAAAATATTTGGAAAAAGTGAAAGCAGTCAACAGAGCCAAAAACCGCTAGTCCTAGATCAGGATTTTGGAAACAGTAATGCAAAAGTAGCTTCTGATCCTACATCTGGAATTGACCGAAAAACAGGAAACCTCTCAGATCTGTCAATTGCGAATTTAAAAGCGCTTATGTCTGCACCTCCTAACAGTATTGTTGGAACTGTAGTAACACCCGGTTATAGTCAAGATCAGACACCAAAGATTTACTATCCTTTTTTCCCGCCTCATCTTTCTTTTCCAATTAAGCCTGGGGAAACTGTGTGGGTTATGGATCCAGCAGGCAATTCAAGAATAGGACCAACATTTCAGCCCGCCATCTCAGCACCTGACTCCTTTGTCACCGGTGAGACTATGAATAACGGCTACTGGATGAGTAGAATTCCTGCAGCTTCATATGTTGAAGATGTTAATCACACACACCTAGATAGACAGAGAAGTGTGTACTACAAAGATTCACAACGTGCAAATGAAAGCCTAGATGATTTCCCACCAGATTTTAGTAACGGCCCATATACTGATGGTCGATCACCTACTATTGCAAATAAAAGCTTTGATTTTAATAACATTAGGTTTAAAGCCCTTTCCAACGAAAACGTAACAAAAGAACCTGTACCTAGATTTACCAAGCGCCCAGGGGACCTTGTAATACAAGGATCTAACAATACACTGATTAGCTTGGGGGAAGACCGACCAAAGGCCGACAACGGGTCTAATTCAAGCTATAAAAATAAAGAAAAATCTGGGCCAAGACTGAATTCAAAAGAAGGCACTATAGACATCGTAGCAGGTCGAGGATTCTCACCCGAGGGATCACAAAACAATGCTAATGTTGTAAAAAATATTCTAGGCCAAGATGAAACTGAAAAAAGATCATGGGCTCAAGATGCTTCTAGAAAGAAGCTGGTAAAGATAACTGAGGGCGATCCCGACCTAATCTATGATTTATCTAGAGTATATGTTTCTATGAAAACAGACGGTGACAAAAACTTTGGATATGAAAAGAAAGAATCGTTACCTAATCCAGGATCAAGTCTTGAGCCTGTTGACTCTAAGCCTTACGTTATTTTAAAGTCAAATGAAATTAGAATCATTGCACGCCAAGCAAAAGATGGGCAGGAAATAAAAGAAAACGGAAGTCTAAGAATCATAAAGGAGGGAGCAAGAGATGAAGCAGGACACTCAATAGATCAGTCAGTAATCTCCATGCAACCCGACGGCACTCTTATGATAGACGGCCCAACTGTAATAATAGGCTCAGGGAAAGAAAAGAGTAACGGCCAAGGTGACCAGGTTTTACTCGGAGGATCAACCGCCTCTCAACCTATAGTATTAGGCAACGAGTTAAAGTCTTTAATCCAGGAGTTAATTCTAGCTATTAAATCTATCACAGTCCCTACGGGAACAGGGCCGTCTGGCCCACCAATTAACATAGCACAGTTTGAAGCAGTTTCAAATAAGCTTGACTTGATGCTTAGCAAAGTTGGAAAAACAAAGTAATGCCGCTAAGCAACCAAATACTTTTTTCCGAACTTAGTAAGTTTATGCTTCCTGAGACTGTAGGCTTCCGCGGTTTTCCAGAAAATCCTATTGAGTTCGGAGCGGACTTTAGCATTGCTGTCGACAGATACACAGCATCAATCTTTCCACCGGCAACTCCCGCTTCAAGGTTAGCAGCAAAAAATGCACTAAAATTTGCTCTATCTACTGTAGGTCCCCCTCCTGCAGGGGTTCTGTTTCCAGTTGCTATAAGCGCAGCAATGGCTGCTTATGCCACAAGCATAGCTGCGGGAATGTTACCGGCTTTTATTGCTGTCCCGCCAGTACCTCCAATAGGGCCAATAATTTTAAGCACAACTATGCCCTTAGGGATGTCCGGCGCCCCTGGTGACAAAGTGATAAGCACTTTGTCTCAAACAATCCACAGCTGGTTTAAAACAGGCGGTGCAGTACCATCTGGCGGCGGCCCTCCAATAACATGGTCATAAAACATATGATCTGGTTATTTATATTTGAGTGTTTGTAAATGGCAACTATAAGTTTTAAATCCGTGGGAAAAAAGGTTTCTGAAAATCAGACACCAACTGTTCCTGTGTCAACTCCAATCGGAATCTCGACGCCCATGCAGCTCGGAGAAGGTTCAGATGGAATCTTTAGGACTCACCGTGTCCTGGGAAATCAAATATCAGACAACCTTAGAAATCTTATTTTAACCAACTACGGAGAAAGATTAGGCCAGTATGACTTTGGAGCGAATCTTAAGCAGCTCGTTTTTGACTATTCTTCCAATCCTGACTGGGAATCTGATGTTATGTCTAATATAAAGAACGCAGTTGCTAAATTTATGCCTTACGTGGAATTAGAATCTTTCGAGACAAGCATAGATACTAATAACGATCCGCAGATTGCAACAGTTGAAATTACTGTTTCTTTTAATGTTCCCACAGCCGGTGTCTCTAACAAGGCAATAAGAGTCTTTTTTGAGGCTGGAGGTTAATTTATGGCACAGAATACAAAAAAAGATCTGATCAAAGTCAAGAATAGAAGTTTTCTTAACAAGGATTTTGAATCCTTCAGATCAGAGTTACTCGAGTACGCTAGAACGTACTTTCCTGAAAACATACAGGATTTCTCAGATGCATCTTTAGGTGGTCTTTTTCTTGATCTCGCAGCTTACGTCGGAGACGTTTCTTCATTTTATCTCGATCACCAATTTAGAGAATTAGATCCCCAGACGGCTGTTGAGACAGTAAATATTGAGAGACTAGCCCGAGCCGCAGGTGTTAAGATCTCTGGAGCCTCTCCTGCAGTTGCAGAAATAGCACTTACAATAGAGGTGCCTTCTGAACAAGTAGGCAGTAAATTCCAGCCTCAAGAATCTGCACTTCCAATTATTCTAAAAGACACAACAGTTATTGCAAACAATGATATCGTTTTTAACGTAGTTGACAATATAGACTTCTCTGAAAGGGATGAAGTAGGAACGCTAGTAGCTGATATACAAATTAGATCAGTTAACACTTCCGGCACTCCGCTTTCTTACCTAGTAACCAGAAATATTACATGTGTTTCCGGTGATAGGGTGACTGAGACCTTTGAAATACCAGATACCTTTGAGGCATTTAGGACTCTAACACTTTCAAACTCAAATGTAAGTCAGATAGTAGATGTAAGAGATTCCAACGGAAACATCTATTATGAAGTCGAGTCACTCGCGCAAGACACAGTGTATATAGGCGTGAACAATCTTAGCGACGATAGCTTTGAAGTTCAGCAGTCTTTAGAAGTTAAACCAGCCCCGCGTAGATTTGTTACCACATCTTCTACGCTGACCGGTTTGACTACCATGCGCTTCGGTTCAGGCAGAGGAGATACTTTAGACAAAGATATTGTGCCTGATCCGTCTGAACTTGCTCTTCCGCTT